ATCTACGAAATGCGGCGCCCCGGCCAATACACGGGCATCCCCTGGGGAACCGCTGCGCTCATCCGGTCGCGTGACATTTCCGACTACGACGCGGCCGAACTTCTCAAGCAAAAACTCGCCGCATGTTTCGCCGCGTTCGTCACTGACAACGACCTGGAATCCGACGAGGAAGGCGACGAACTCACCGACACGATCGAACCGGGCCTGCTGCAACGCTTGAAGCCTGGACAATCCGTCATCTTCTCCGATCCCCCGAAAGTTGACGACAACGGCGCATTCATCGAGCGCAATTTGCGCGCGGTCGCTGCTGCGTGGGGCGTCACCTACGAAGCGTTGACCGGCAACCTTTCCGACGTGAATTTCAGTTCTGGCCGGATGGGTTGGCTGGAATTTAACCGCAACGTCGGCGGGTGGCGATATGACCTTTTGATTCCGCAGCTTCTTGATCCGGTCGGGTATTGGTATCAAGAAACCGCGCAAATCGCGGCAAGCGGGCGACTGCCGCGCGGAATGATCTGGACACCTCCCCGCCGGGAAATGATCCAGCCGAAGGAAGAAATCGCGTACCTCATCGACGCGGTCAAGGCTGGATTTATTTCGTTGTCGGAAGTGCAGCGCAGTTTCGGATTCGTTCCGTTGGAATTGCTCGACGAATTGTCGATCGATCTTCGCGAAGCGCGCGCACGCGGTCTTGCGCTTTCGGTCGATGGCCAGATGGATGTCGGCCGGATGCAGGCGCGCGCATTCGCCGAACAACAGAAAGCGAACGGCGCCCGCCCACCCGCCGGGGGCGATTCAACCGACGACACGCCGCCCGACGAGCCGCCCCCGGCGTAACCTCGGCACACGATGTAGATTCCCACCATGACCCGCCCAACCGCCCCCACCATGACCACCAAGACCGGCGAGGTGCGGCGAATGGCCGTCGCGCAACCGTTCACCTGGGACGAAGAAACGCGATCGTTCGAGATGAACATCTCGTCCGAGAACGATGTCGGCGACGGAATCGTTCTCGCCCATCGGGCCGAAGCGTTCCGGTTCCCGTCCCGTCCCATCCCCCTCACGGTCGATCACTCGGACCGATCCGAAGACGTGTGGGGCGTCGTCACGGACCTTCGCTTTGAGACCGTCGATGGCGTCGCGGTGCTCGTCGGTCGCGGCGTGGTTGACGACAACGATTCCGAACCGGTGCAGGTTGCGCTCGCGCGCCTTCGCAATGGTTCCGCCCGTTTCAGCGTGCGCGCGAAAGCGTACGCGGTGGCAGACCCGGAAACGAGCTTCGGGCCGTATGTCGCTGTAGATTGGGAAATGATCGAGACAAGTTTGGTGCTCGCGGGGGCCGACCCTGTTAGCATTCTTCGATCGTCCGATACACCATCCGCGAAGGTTCCACCGATGACCGTTCCCAAGGCCACCACGGCGCCCGCCGCCGCCAGCGAATCCGCCGAGGGGACCGCCCCGGCACCCGAAACCATCGTCGAGCGGGCGGCCGCCCCCGCCGCCCCGGCACCCGCCCCCACCGCCGCCCCCGCCGCCCCCGCCGCCCATGGTGACGGCGCACCGTCCGATGTGGAACGTTCCGCCGCCGACATGAAGCGCGAACTCGACATCACTCGCGCGGCCCAACGCGCCGGGCTCGATGTCGAACGGACCACCCAACTCATCGAGAGCGGGAAGCCGTTCGCTTCCGTCGTCGGCGAAATCTTCGACATCATGCGCGACGGCATGTCGCAATCCACCGCCGGTCATCCGGTCGGAATCCGCGTCACCCGCGACCAGGGCGACACGATCGTTCGCTCCATCAAGGACGCGCTTTCGTTCCGCCTGCACACCATCGCCGAACCGACCGACCACGGCCGGAAGTTCATCCGCAAGCGTTCCGTCGATCTTCTCGACGCGTATCTCGTTTCGCGCGGCGTCAACACCGACATGCTGACGCAAGGCCAGATCATCGAGCGCGCGTTCCATTCGACCAGCGATTTCCCGCTGATTCTCGCCGACGTGGCGAACAAGCGGCTTCTCGCCGGTTACGCGGAAGTGCCGCAAACATGGCGACCGTTCGCGACGCAACGGAACCTCGTCGATTTCAAGCCCACGAACAGCGTTCAACTTCAAGGCAAGCTCACCCTTTCCAAAACGCTGGAAAACGGTGAATACACGGGTATGTCGCTGGTCGAAGGCAAGTCCACGTGGCAACTCGCGACGTACACGGGCAAACTGCTGTGGACGCGGCAAATGATCGTCAACGATGATCTGAGTGCCTTCGAAACCGTCATCAACAAGGCGGGCCGTGGCGCGCGAACCACCGAATCCGACATCGTGTGGGCGCTGCTCACCACCGGCGCCATCACCGGCGGCCAGACGTACGGCGGTGGCGCGGCCGCTGGCATCGACGGCGCGGCTCTGTTCGCCCAGGCGCACAACAACACCGGCGCCGGGGTGATCGCGACCGCCGGGGTGAACACCGGCCGGGTCGCGATGGGCAAGCAGACCGACATCGCGGGCAACGAACTCAACATCGTTCCCAAATTCGTTCTGGTTCCGACCAGCCTCGCCACGACCGCCGAGCAGTTTTTCTACGCGCCCAACTACACACCGGCCGCCGCCACAGGCGACAACGGCCCGAACGTGTTCGCGGGCAAGATGCAAGTCATCGTCGAAAACCGCCTGGAAACTCGTTCGTCCGCGAACTGGTTCATGGTCGCCGATCCGCAGCAAATCGAAACGATCGAGTACGGCTACCTCGCTGGCGAGGAAGGTCCGCAGATCACCGTCACGGATCGCCGCGATCCCGACGGCGCTGAAATGCTGGTTCGGATGGACTTCGGTGCAACCGTTCATGATTTCCGGGGCTTCTATCGCTCCACCGGCGCCTAATCACCGCCATCCCTGATCACGTCGCTTCTTTCCTCCGATGAAAAACTTTCGCCAAAACGGTGACTACATTCCGTTCACCGCCGCCGCCACGATCACCAGCGGGCAACTGGTGAAAGTCGGAAGCCTGTTCGGCATCGCCACCGGCGCCGTCGCAAACGGCGCCGAAGGCACGCTGGCCCTGGAGGGGTGCTACACCATCCCGAAAACCGCTGGCGCGGGAACCGCCATCGCCGCCGGTGGTCCCGCCTACTTCGACACCAGCGAGGCGGCGGTCGGCCAGGTGAACGGTTCCACCGAATCCGCCGCGAATCCCCTCTGCGGGTACGCCATCGCGGCCGCCGCCGACGGCGCGACCACCGCGATCATCCGCCTGCTCGGGTGATACGCTGGCCCGGTTGATCGAAGGGCATCGGCCCCCGTCGGGATCCCCGGCGGGGGCTTTTCCGTGCGACGATGGCGCCACACGATCACCCGCCATGAGCTACTACCAAGCCGCCGCCCATGTCGTCGAGGCCCACCCCGAATCGCCCGCCCCGGCCGCACCTCCGGCCCCGGTCTCCGGCCCGACGGGTGCTGCCGGGCATGATGGCGATCCAGGCCCCGTCGAGCCGCCCCCGGCGGCCGGTGGGCGTCGTCGCGCGCGGGTGCCCGCCGGGGCCGCCACCGGCACCCCCGGCGGATTCGTCGCGGATGATCCGGCGACGCCCGAAAACGAGGCGTGGGAGGACGCGTAATGACGTGGCAGGCGAAAGCAAATCGCATCGCGAAGTCAACCGCGCGCCGTTTAGGTAACGTCGTCCTGATCGACGGCGTTACTGCATACGGCTGGCTGGAATCACCGGAAGAAAAGGTTTACGATGGAGTTGTCGTCGTTACCGATTACACGCTTGAGGTTCCGTTCGTTTCGTGGTCGTATATTTCCGAGGGAACGCTGGTAGTGGTGGACGGGGTTAACTATGTCGCGCGCGAACAAAGCCGGTCAAATTCCGATCGTTCGAGCATCATTGTTCCGCTTAAACTTTTTAACCCGTCGGGACCGTTGCCGCCGCCGTCGGCAGTTGGCCCGACCGTCGTAATCATTGGCGGAGATTTCGTCTGATGCCAAATCCCATCGTTTTCATTAACGCCCGCGTTCAGCAAGTATTCGCCACCTTGGCGGACATGACCGCCGCGAATCCGATTTTGCTGGAGGGCGAGGTGTGGATTGAAAAGGACGCGACGACGGGTCGCCCGACCGGAAGGCGAAAGACCGGCGATGGCGTGATGAACCTTTCAACCGGCGTTGCAACCGGAACCGCGTTTAATGCGCTTTCGTTCGACCCGCAGGATTCGGGGCCGCCGGGGCCGCCGGGCGCCCCCGGCGCGGACGGCGTGGATGGCGCGGACGGTGCACCGGGACCACCGGGACCACCGGGGCCACCGGGGCCACTGGCGGTGCCGGGGCTACCGGGGCCACAGCCGGGGCGGCCGCTGCCACGCCTGCGTTCAGTCGCTGCTGCACCAGCTGAGCAAAACTGCCGTCTGTCAGAATTCGCCAGGCGAGGGAAAGTCGTCCCATTGCTGTATTCCGGTGTAAAAATGCCACACAGACATGCTTCCGGGAAATCGGCCCGATTTCCCCGGCTGACACGCCAGTGTAACCCATGATTCCGCCC